GATGGTCATCTAGGATGGACATGTCCTGTATCCACATTTGTAGGATTTGAGACTAGTCTTGACCTAGACCATTTAGATGGTGATCATCATAATAATGTTCCTAGTAATGTCAAGACATACTGTAAACTATGTCATGGACGTAAATCAATATTAAATGGAGACTGCAACAGTAACAAATCATCATCGAGGAGCATTGGATGATCATACATGATGATGCATTAAATCATTTAACTGAGATGGATGGAGATAGTATACACCTTACGTGTACATCTCCTCCATATTTTAATGCAAAGGCATACGCACAGTGGCCAACATATGATAAGTATCTACAATTCCTTGAGGATATATTCCGTGAAGTTCACAGAGTCACAGTACAAGGAAGGATGTGTGCTGTTAATTTATCACCAGTAATACAAGCACGTGAGTCAAGAGCACATGAAAGTAAGAGACTTGCGATACCATTCCACTTCTTTAGTATTATGGAGAGATTGGGATGGCAATACATTGATGATATTATATGGTTGAAACCAGAAGGATCTGCTGTTAATCGTAACGGTGGATTCTATCAGCATCGTAAACCAGTAGCATATAAACCAAACCTTGTTACAGAGACTATATTAATATTCAAGAAACCTGCACCATTTCTTATAGATAAGACAGTGCGTTCCTATGCTCCTGATATATTAGAACAATCATTAGTTGCTGATGGTTATGAAAGATCAAATGTATGGCAGTTTAATCCTGAGACTACATCAAAGCATCTAGCACCATACCCTAAAGAACTATCAGATAAGATTGTACAATACTATTCATTTGTGAATGATGTAGTTCTAGACCCATTCATGGGGTCAGGTACTACTGCGATATCATGTCTAGATCATGACAGAAAGTATATTGGTATTGAAATTCACGAAGAGTATGTTAAGATGGCAAATGATCGTATTAAACGTCACACACCACTTAAGAAGTTCTTATGAAAGATCAAAAGACCATTGATGACCATGAATCACATGACCAGAAATGGAATCGTGGACTGGATTTATACATAGAATCAGTACACAAACCTGATAACCAGTTACGTGGTTGTGCTCATAATCAGAAGTGTTTCAACGAACTGATGGAAGTAAGAGCACATGTATTAGAATACTTAACGACCTTACGGAGACCAGTATGAAAAGTAGAAGAACGATGTTAGCAGAAGCAATACAAATGTATCTTGATGATGCATCTGTTGATGAGTTTCATGCTGATCTAGACTCAGAATTAGAGAGACTACAATCATATCACCAACAACATGCTGATGATGCTGCTAAGATGAGTGGCAAAGCACCCAAGACAGTCCTATTAAATGAGGAGGATTGGAATGAGTGGAATCAGAAACCTGATTGGACACCATCACCTGAAGAAGGTTATGAGTACACTCCAACCACTATACCTGGTAAAGCAGAGCAAAAGCAATATAGTTATGCTGCTAACATTACTATGTCAGATATAGCAAAATTCCACAGAGGTAGCAGCCTCTAGTGTGACAGTTAACAAACTGTTTCAATTTGAGTGACAATGGTCTGATCTGTACTATACTAGGTACATCAACAAGTCACCCAATGAAAGTCACTTCAAAAACAAGAAGCACATCAAATGGGAAGATTATTATCTGCCCTTGTTGTGATCAACCATCAAGAGTATACCACTTTGCGTGGTCTGCACTATCATGTGCTCACTGTGATGAATCTGTACCCAAATTAGCATGGAACTTACTATGAACGAATTGATTCAAGACTTCACTAATAACATTTCATACTGTAAACATGTTATTGGTTGTAATGAAGAGCAAACTGATGAACTCATTGGTGCTGCTGATGACTTAGGTGTATCAGTAGAATACTTTTGTGAAGAGTTTATCGTTGCTCCTGAAGGTGAACCATGTATGAAATATCAAGACGGAGAATTCCTTGATATTGATACATTTAACACATATCATGGCATCTATTTTGAATATGAGGTAGATTAATGAATTTGAAAGCGGATACTATCAGTAGGATCATTGGGTCTGTGCTGATAGTAGTCTCTTACTTTGTTATACTACATGTCAATGTGATTACTGGTACAGTATTACATGCATTTGCTGATGTTATCAGCATACCATACTTCATTCGTACTAAAGGATGGGATGTGGTTATTATGCTATCATTCATGACGTGTATTTCTATAAGCAAGTTTGCTTTATAACAATGCCAAAGAAGTTTCCTTTTGCGGTCGGTGATCGTGTTAGACTCAATGATGATGAAGGGTTCATCACATTTATAGATACAGCATACTTTACGTTGTGCGTTCGAGAGTGGGAAGATAAGAATAAGCGTAATGGTGTAGGTCAAGTTAATGTATTAATATACAGGTCATACTGGGATGAAGTAGAAAGACTGTGACACTCAAGAGAGTGTCCACATTCTATTGCATCCGCTTTCGTATGCACTATAATAAGTACATAACAAACAAAGGAACACATGACCAGACTAGAATTCGTTGAGTATGTTGAATCATTCTACTTACCAACACATGAAGATCCTTTATACCCTATTGAAGGATTAACTAGGCAGAAGGTCGAAGATGCAATTGATGTATACATTGAAAGAATAGAGAAAGGTGACCTAGAGTATGTACATTATACTTGGGGTGATGGTGATAGTTTAGACAGAGAAAGAGTAAGAGATATCATACTAGAGACAGTTTAATTACTGTCACACACTCTGTTGCATTCATGCAACCATCCATTATAATAAGTACATCAACCAAAGGAACACTACTATGACCGTAGCAGAAAGAACTCAAGACCTAGTAAATGCTCTTGAGAATGACTACAAAGATTATTCAAGACAAACTTACATCAGAAATCCATCTGATTATAGTTTAAGACAACTTGCAGAGATTGACAACGGTACTGCTAAACTAATGAAGTTTAGAATACAGAGTGGTCGCAAGTATTACAAACTAATTCAACAGGACTATGATACATTCCAAAATAGAAATGAGTATCGTGATGGTGGTGTACATGCATTTGTAGATAAAAAGACAGGTGAAGTATACAAACCAGCAGGTTGGCAAGGACCAGCAAAGTATGCTAGATATAATTTGTTAGATGAAGCATCATATCAAACAGCATTAGCAAGAGCAGATTGGTCAGGTGGTTATCTCTATTTGAGATAATCATTGAGGCAAGGATCTATGGTTGTCTGTGTTCAGCATGGAAATTACGTCCTGTAAGTCCTCTTGACTTTCTTCTCATTCTCTGTTACACTACACTCAGTACTTTTATCATCATGTCAAAAAAGTTCTACAATCAACAATTAAAAGCACAACGCCTATCACCACTGGTAGTATCTCATGTTAAAGAATTACTCTCTCCTATTAATACGGACAACGAACGTTCTGCATTTACCGTTCGCCTTAATACTAACGCTGATCCTGAGTCTAGAGATTACAGAGCATTTTGGACTTATCAATCTCGTTTCACTCTTGAGTTTGTTAAAGCAGTAGAGTCCTTGATACCACAGGGTTTACGCCTTGTTGAGTATGATCATTTGAATAATAAACTATCATTGGAGCGTGTGTAAATGGACATCATACTAGAGAGATTTCCGTATCGATACGTACAGGACGGTACACTTGAAATCAATGGTAAACCAGACTATCGTATTCAGAAATTTAATGAGTACACTAGACGATACAATGACATGTATTATCTGGACAATGCAATGCAATTAGATGCATGCTTAGAAGACGTAGAGTACACCAAATGGTTAGATCCAGCAGGTGTTCCAGCATATAGGCATGATTCTGATGAATAACATTGACGCACTACGCATCTCTCAACAGAGGGATGCAGTTTGTGATTGGGTTGAAGATCGATTCTTTCAATTAATTAAGGAAGAACGTCACGATGATGCCATAGATTTTGCTAATGAATACATTGAGTGGATGAATCCCGACTTATACATAAACGAGTCCACTCATTTTTATAACGCAAATGAGCTCACTGAACTCTATGAATCAATCACAAATGGATGAATCCATGAGAGACCTGGTTCTACAATACTGTGAGGCACAAGCCAATCATGATGATGAACTAGCACAACGTATCCTAGCAGAGATTGAAATGATTAACAAACTTTGCAATAAAAAGACACATGACTGATGTTAATGGTTGGGAGAGAGAATATCTCTCAGATGCATTTAATGTGATTAACAAGCGAGAGAGGGAGATTCTTGAAGGATCACCTCTCAAATCGCATGAAGGCATGATTTATGGTAGAATGTATGCTGCATGGAAGAAACAACATGATATACCTTGAGAATGCAAATGTTAGTGAAGTATTCAGTGATTTCATAATTGATGTTGAATTTGATAATGATTTAAAACAACTTACTGATGATGTTTATAAGTTGAAAGATCAGTATCCTTCTCAAGGATACAGCAACGTCGGAGGTTGGCAGTCGCCAGGATTTACATCTCAATCACAAGTCCCAGAAAGTCTCTCTAAACTACAGTGGGATGTGTATGCATTTGTTCATAGTGTTATTGGTAGAAGATTTCACAAATCTATTAGTAAAGAACAAATAGGTTGGTGGACAAGTATTAATGAGAAACATTGCTATAATAGTATACATCATCATGGTCGAACAGATGTGATTGCGATAGCGTACATAAAAGCACAACCTAACAGTGGTGATCTTGTAATATCTCGCAATGACGGTTCAACTTACACACGATTAGATGATGATAACACTTATTCAATACCTGCTAATGCTGGTAGGTTAATTGTATTACCAGGTCATGTATGGCATTACGTCAATGAGAACAATAATAATGATGATCGCATAAGTATATCATATAACTTTTATGTACAATGATAGTCATTAATGCTGAGAACATAAGATTATTCATTATCATGGTGTTGGGTGGTGTCTGGTTATATCTGCTCATCGAAACACTAGCAGAAGAATCAGTGAAAAGAGATAAACGAAACAAATAAATATAGTACACCACGAGATATTACAATGTCACATTACGTTGTTGGTTATCATGATTATGAAATGCATACACATGAAGTATGCGAGTATGCAAAAGACTCATACGAAGCAAGAGTTGATGCAACTGAAGATGTACCATACATCCACGACCATCCCAACTGTATTGACTACATTTTATTGGAGAAATAGGCATAAATTCTTGTTACAGAGTAGAGAATAATAGCATACCCACACATAAATAGTGGTAGAATTAGGAAAACAGAATGCACCCAAAGTCACTTTGTTATGTTTTTAATTCACTTACGAGGTAGTATATGCATAATCTCATCTCTCAGAATCAATTAGCAAGTTGGAATCACATTGAGTCAGATAATACACAGGATCAACTCACTCAACTAAATGACTATTACGACTGTGTTATCGATGAAGAGATGAACCACGGCGATAAACGAATATGTAGAAGTTTACTGCCACGCTAACAAAATTAAATAATCACAACAAACCCTTGACTTATTCAGTCAGGGGTTTTATAATGGAATGAGTTAGAATAATATTATGTTAGATAAAGTCACTAAGGTGAGAGCACAAATGAAATCCAAATGGTATTACTTCTTCTGGAGTTCAGCAACTATATCTGTCCTACTAGGTCAACTGTATGTTGGTAGTGGGTACAGAATGTATTCAAAGGCATTGATGACAATATTTGAATCAATTGCAATTGAATACGAGAGACCTGACTACGAGTTCACCCATGATCGTTACTGAACAACATGATATCATAATATCAACAGTACCACATCATAAGACATTAAATAAAAGACTTATGCGTGATGCTGAAGATGTTGAGTATAGCATGTCATATAAAACAAATGTCATGGCCAAGCACTCAGCGTGGCAAACATACTCACCAAATATTACTATCATTCAGAATTATGTGAAGGATGCAATCATATCATATCCTGGTATTGATGAACAATATTGGAAAGACATGTGGTGGAGTCATATTGATACGTGGTTCTCTAAGTATGATCATGATGAGTATGCAAGAAAGCACTGTCATCATCCAAATGCATGGGGTTGGGTATATTTTGTGAATACACCCGAAGGATCATCACCACTAGTATTATCTACAAGTAATACAGAGATTGAAGCAGTAGCAGGTAAAATAGTAATATTTCCTGCATGTATTATGCATCACGTCCCTATGAATAAATGTTTGAATCGAATAGTATTAGCAGGTAATATTGGATTTGATCGTAAACTACACAATTTAAAATTATGACAACTGGTCAATGGTTTCCTCTCCCATTATATGAATACGAATGTGAGACAATAAAAGAAAGGAAAGACTTGAACAATGATCTTCCATTGAGTGAGTTTGCCCATCGTGAAGGTTGGAGTGCTGATACACATCACCTCACACCTCATCCATTTGAGTCTAATGTATTAGATAACTCACATGTGTTTCAATCATTTCTTAAATCACATGTACATAAGTACCTCCAAGAAATTGGTATCAAACACATAGATGATTATTATATTACTGCATCTTGGTACACGTCAACTACAAATGGACAGTATGCTCACCTGCACAGTCATGGTGGCAGTGATATCTCAGGGGTGTATTATATAAGTACCAACTCTAAGGATGGTAATATATATTTTCATTCACCCCATTACGTGAGTGAAAATAATTATATCATTGCACATTTAGATATGGCACGACAAGTCACACCAACTAAAGGTAAATTGTTATTATGGCCCTCATTCTTAATGCATGGTACACGTATAAATGAAACAAACCACCAACGTGTATCACTATCATTCAATCTTACATTCAGACGATGAAATCAATTCGATTAACAGACAAACAACTCAACATACTCATTCAATTAGTTAATTGTGAACAGTATACTGTCACTGATGATGTATTAAATGAAGAGTTAAATGATTTAAGACGTGCATTACAATCACGTCCTAATTCTAGACAACAAATAAATGCTGAATATCAATCACGTCATGCATTTACACCTGAATATGAAGCAGGTGCTCAAGATTTAGTTGAAAGACACACACCTATGCCACCCAATTATCCACAATGAGAACACAAAACAAAGAGAATTACTACTACATGTTCTGGATAGTAGCAATGTTAGCATTCATAGCACCACAAGTATTCACTGCATACACAGTACAATCAGTATTGGATAGATTAAATGAACCAATACAAATACAATTAGTAAGAGGTAAACTACGTTGAAGATGAACAATCAAACTAAAGTGTTATTTGCACTAGAACACATAGCACACTTAGAGGATTTATTTGAAGATAATGCAGATGAAGCATTACTAGCAGCATCACTCAGAGACATCAAATTTATACTAGATAGACAGTATAACACACGTCATAAACGTAGGCAATATCGTTTGGATGAACTACAGGAATAGTACAGTTGTTCTATGTACATCCGCACACTGGTATCACTGAGTTTTCCACAGTTTTTTGAGTGGTTGTGGAAAACATTTAAAATGTATTAAAAAATATAAGTAACGTGCTCTCATGATGTTGTCTTAGGCCGCCACCTACCGAATGTCAAGTCCTCTTGTGACAGTCCTCAAAGTGGCACAAAAGACCTCGAAAAGACACGAAGACCCATTATAATAAAAGAGTAGTTCGGAGGATGTTCACTTTTATGACTTTTTGAGTTTTTCACAACCCTGTGGAAAACAAAAAGACGAAAAAATGGGTTTTTAAGACTTTTAAGAAGTTTAAGAAAGCTATTTTTTAACATTTAACCATTTTTCGAGTTTTTTCGAGTTTAACCTAACACAAACGCCCTAAAATGTCAACTATTTACGATAAATTCACTTCAACTGCAATTAAATCAGTCGAAACCCTTGACAACACTGTGAAAATAGTATATAATAGTAATATAGACAAAGAATATGTATTTAACTGCCAAAATATCACTGAATTCACTAATAAACTATGTGAAGTATTAACAGCACATGAGTTACTATTAGAGGGAGGATCTGTGGGACGATATGTTAATCAATCCATACGATCAGGTGTCCTAGTTGAGAATAAATAGTCCATCGCTAGTTAATAACAATGGCAAGACACAGTAAGCATAACAAATCATCCAAACTTAAGGATAATTTTGTTAATGACTTCGACGATTACGGTTTAGATGTAAAGAATGTAAGGAGGATTAAGAAAAAGAAAGTTACTAAGTTCAAGAATTATGATGATAGTTATTATCATAATGATAATTTCAATCATAGTTATTAATTAGAGTATGACAGTTCACAAACTGTCCCCAAATTGTTTCAATTCATTACAAAGCACCTTTCGAGGTGCTTTTTTCATTTTATAATGAACGAGTCACACGCATTTAATTAATGACAGTCGCTACAGCAACCAAACCAGCAACTGCACCTCGTAAGAGACGCACACGCAAGGTTACTGTAAAACCAGTTGCTAAGAAAACAGCAACACCCAAAGCAGTTAAGACAACGACACCACGCAGACCAAGTGCTGCTAAGTTAATCAGTCCTAATCGCTATTGGTCAGACATCAAAGCACGTTGGTCAATTCATTCTTATGAGATCACTATGCTAACATCTGACCTAACCAAACTCAACAAGTGGGTGAGACAGTTTACAAACTGACCTCAGAATTGTTACGAATCTGTTACAAAACCCCGAAAGGGGTTTTTTAATGTGTATAATTAAGGAGTACACACAAAACAGGTTTATGTCAACACTTCATCACGAGTCATTACTAGAGTCATGCTACGAAGACGTAATGGCAGAGATCACCGACACAGGTGACATTGCAATGATGAACAACGAGGACATCGAAAGAGCAGTCCAAATGAGATTCGAAAGCATGTGCCAGTAAACAAACTGTCACCCGACCCCTTCACAGGGGTCTTTTTTTATGTGTATAATAGAAGAGTACAACACACAAAGGACTTATGCGTAAGATTGAACAGCAAATGAACTCAGCAGTTAACAACCGCATCACCTGGTCCAATTCAAATACACGGGTTGATCGCATGGGTAACAGGTCTGAGGTTTACTTGCATAACAATCACATCGCAACAGTACATGACAATGGCGATCTTCAACTGTCTAGTGCAGGTTGGGAGACTGTCACCACTAAGTCAAGACTGAATGCGTTGCTAGAGAATTTCTTTGGGTACGGTCTCAGAATATTTCAGAGAGATTTCACCTGGTACATCGGTGACAATCGTCAAACTGACCTATTCTTTGATGGATACGTCATCCAAAGATGATATCATTATAAGGGGTCATCACGACCCCTCTTTTTATTAACCTTACCTCTAATACTATGGCACGTTACATTGCGTCTTATTGCAATGAAGAGTACATGACTCTTTTTTTGTTTCTTTTTGCTAAGAAAGCGTGGGATCATGTTGATTCATGTTATAATATAGAACACCCTACGGAGACTGATCATGGACTGGGAAGAGTACTTAAAAAATGAACTTGCTTACTATGATGAGCACCCCGAAGAGGATGCCCCTATTATAGAGGCACATACAAATGATTGTGCAATGATTGAGATTTCTTACATGGATTGAACCAGTTCACAAAGTGGCACAACTCATGTAGATAAGTCCAACTCAATTGCTATAATAATAATATGAGAGGCAAACGCAAGGCAAGGGTGAGCAACAATTCAGGAGCGTCTTTGATCGCACACTGTGGATAACTGCTCTTTATGTTTGGAGACCTCTTGTACTCACAGTTTGAAACTGTCAACTTAGTTGCTTGAGTTTTGAAGTTGTAAGTCCTCTCTATCACACATTTTTTCTATTACATGTCTGAAACGATTCGCACCTTAAGTATCACCGAAGCAGAGGAGACTGCATTGGTTGAGATAATAAGATACTTCAACGATATGGGTCTTCCTGACAACGTTGATAGCACAGACTACGGCACACTAACTGATAAGGTGTGCGAACCAGCATTTTGGGAGTACAACTAAACATGGTACAATCTGAATTCTTTGGACGCACTTTTTGGTTTGGTAAAGACAATCAACTTAAGTCTGCCCCAACCAACATAGACAACACGGTAGACTACAACTCTTTTGATTATGTCTGTGATTGGACAGACTGGGAAGGGGTTAACTATTACGAACTCTTTGATATTGTCTCTGAGTTAGTAACACAAAAAGCACACACTATTAAGGAGAATCTATGAGTTTTTTCAAGCACGTCAAACTTCATGAGTACGACATCACAGACTTAGGAATAAGGCAAGCATGTTATGACGAATTGAGAGCAGACGGCAACAACAGTGATGAAAAGCAATTACGCATACTCGCTGTTGCTATGTGCGAAGAATTCAAAGATTACATGCGTCCTCTATTCTCATGAAAGTTGACGTGTATTCTATGCTAGAGGGTCACACGGTTGACCGCATAGCAGAAGACATTGCAGAGGCACTGTCAAAAAATGGTTATGATGTCTCAGCGATTAGTTGGGACATTGATTGTAATGTACTCTCACTCACTGAGGATCTATGACAACCCCTTTACTCAATCAAGACCAATTGGATGGAGTCATTGACCAATTCGCAGAATTGATTGTTGATGGCATGGACATGAAAACCCTATGCCAATATGTGTATGATGACCTAGTGGATTACTACAGCGACCTAACACAGGATGAACTCCAGGATTTTATTGTATCACATGACGAGGGACTATGGGATGAGTTAGTGGACAATGAAACAAGTGTCCCACCAGTGGTTGAAAGATCATTCGGTTTGAGTGTATAATAAGAGAGTACACAACACAGAGGCATTTTGAAAAGACTCGAACTAATCATGGGTCGTGACATTCCCAACAATGGCACAGTTACTGATTTCATGATGGATGAGTTTATTCGCCGTGAGATTATGCCACACTTTGAGTATGGCACATTCATAGATGGCGAAGGTCTCTGGAAGGGTGAACTAGAGCAAACCAAGATATTTTATCTTGAGTGTGCCGATTCAGAGGTTGACACACACATGCTTAGTTTGAACTGTATCGCAGCAGCGTACAAAAAACAGTTCAGACAAGACAGTGTGCTAATCTCACAAGTGCAAACCAACGCAGTTTTTAACTAATGAGCATTCGCTACTGGACACCCAACGACCAACGCAACGCAAGAACAATTTCATTTTCTTGTAAAGAGAAAGCGTTGGACATGCTTGCATTCTATCAAGGTGCTGGCATACGTTGTGAATTGTGTTACTGATTGTAACAGGGTGATGGGCAACCGTCACCCTATCCTCTATAATAAGAGCATGAACAAAAACATCTTTCTCACAAACGAATCTGCTCGCCGTGACCCTGTTGTACAGGCAGCAATGAAATCAATCCTCGCTCGCATGACACAAGAACATGACAGAGCGAGTGCAGGTATCGCACCTCACACAGTCGAAGTTTCACCAGTCAACTTTTTACAAGATGTCATGGATGACTTAGGCGACCCTCAAATCAGAGACCGTGAGCGTGAGGAGTATTTTAGGAACGGTTGGGGCGACAGTCTCAACGGTTGCTGGATGTAACAATTATAACACACCCTGTCCGAAAGACAGGGTTTTTTTATGATCCCCCGACCGATGGGGTCGCCGAGCGAAAAACGTGGAACCTTTGTAACCTACAAACGTTTCCCAGAGCGTGATAAATATAATTACGAAATTCATATTTCAAAACCTTGATTTTGAAAAAAATTTTCCAGCAAAAAATTCGCCGAAAAAGTTTATCATGGCATATAGAGAGTTAAGTAAAGCAGAGAAGGTTGCGAGGTGGTTTAACCAACGAAGGATCGGAACTGCTATGCTGCATAAGAAGAGTATCCGATGGTTCCAAAAGAAAACTGGGTTATCGAATTACCAAATACAGTGGTTAAGTTTCGCTGAGGGTGTTATACTAACAATAATCATACTTTAAAAAATGGCAGAAGTTACTACAAGTGAGATTCTAATGCAGATGATGCAACTGCAAAATAGAGTCAATGATGTCGAAAGACAACTAGATCGCCGTTTGAGTGTTCTAGAGAAACGTTTCGAACAATTCGAATTAGACTCTAGGTTCAAACAGGATCCTATAAATGACCCCCTTGCAGACTTGCCAGGTATGTCAGGAGGTAAACCAGTGTCAAGTTTCGGCAAAGGAATGGGATTATGACCAAAGAACAACTAAACTACTATGAAAAGGCGTTAGCAGATTTCGACAACTTTTGTGATGAATTTGAAAACGCAGCAAACAAACGATTTCAAGGAATAGATGATGACAGTAGACAACCACTCACTAACGAACAGGTACAACGAGCAACTCCAGACGCTGTACAAGAGATTGAACAGCTTGGAGGAGACGGTGAAGAGTTTAGAACACCTTCAATTGATGTACAAGCCACCTCACTCGGAGGAATACTTGACGTTAGCGAAGACTCTTGATGACATATATGAGAAGATTGATATTTTAGGACGCTATACAGGTGGATGAAGAAAAGTATAAAGAGATCATGATGATACATGATATTATATCGATAAACACTCTACATCTTTCTATGGGTGAGTTTATCGATAGTGTACAGATAGCATTGGAGAATAAAGATGCCAGCAGCAGCGACTAAAGGAAGTGAAGTAACTACTGGACATGGGTGTGATGCAACCACCACTATCCTAGATGGTGAGTCTTCTGTGCAGATTGGTGGTCAGGACGCTGCTGTCGTAGGTTCGAACCTGACTACACATAATGCACCAGCAGGTGATAAGTGTTTGCCACATGCTACGAAAGTAACAGAAGGATCCTCAAGTGTCGAGGTGAATGGGAAAGCACTTGCCAGAGTTGGTGATGGTATATCATGCAGTGCTGGTGGCAAGGTCAATTCAGGCGATACCAGTGTTATTGCAGGATGAAGAATCTTGTGTTATAATTATGATAGTTTATTTTAGTTTATGGCAATCCGTAAAAATATAAGTGGTGGTCTCGTTACGATTGAGGCAAAACCTAAAAAGTCTCGTCAAGGTGCTGGTCAGCATACTAAGTATTCTGCTACCAGTAGAAACAAGGCTAAGAAGCGTTATAGAGGACAGGGGAGAACCTAATGAGTGAAGATTTTTCTCGCATTGCTAATTCTCTTGAACGAATTGCTAATGCTTTAGAACATTTGCATATCGAGAAGATCGATCATGCACATATAGATGACATTGGTGAGATACATGGTGATGTAGTAACTCATCCAAAACAGTTCTGACCCGAACGCCGACCCCCCATCGCCGAATCTCCGAGTGATACATTATGACATATCAAGCATTACCGAAATTCCTACATGTAAAAGATAGTCCTATAGCAGGTCAAGGTCTTTTTGCATTGGAGGATATTCCAGATGATGTTTATCTGGGTATATCCCACGTAGTAGTGGATGATACGATTATGAGGACACCTTTGGGTGGATTTGTAAATCATTCATATGAACCTAATTGTGTTAAAGACTTCGAGACTGAGGAGTGGGGGCAAATATATCATATGAGGACTATTAGAGCTATTAAGAAGGGAGAAGAGTTATTTTTGAATTATACGTTTTATAGCGTCTAAATAAGTAGGAATATTCTTTCTACTTGTGTGGCGAAGTTAACGCAGTCCTTCAAGGATTTATCTTTAGCTTTTAAAAAGCACCCTGTAACTGACGATGTAGTAGTTACAAAGGATAGTGCTGCGATTAAGCAGTCTATAACGACATTATTATTAACCGACAGAGGCGAAAGACTGTTTCAACCCGATTTGGGTAGCAGTCTTCGCCGTTTTTTGTTTGAACCGCTAGATTTTGCTACAGCAGGACTGATAACAACATCAATTAGGCAATGTCTTGGTAGATTTGAACCAAGAATTAGGATTAGTTCTTGTAGAGCAATACCTAATGATGCTGAAAATGGATTTGATGTTGAATTAACCTATAAAATTATTGGAACTTCGATTCCACCAGTCACAGTAGACTTCTTTCTAGCTAGAACGAGATAATGCCATACACACAGTTAAACAATTTAGACTTTGTTGATATAAAAACTGCACTCAAAGATTACATGAGGGCAGAGACAGATTTTACTGATTATGATTTTGAAGGATCTGCACTAAGTCAACTACTAGACGTACTTGCCTATAATACGTACTATACAGCGTTCAATACCAATATGGTAGTGAATGAACTGTTCTTGGATTCTGCGTCTCTGAGAGACAATGTGGTGTCTCTGGCGAAACAGTTAGGTTATACTCCAAAGTCAATTACTGCTGCAAAGTCTAATCTTAGTTTTAATGTCAATATTCCTAATAATGCACCTGATTCTGTTACTTTGAAAAAGGGTAGTGGATTTTTAACAAATTTAGATGAGACTAGTTATCAGTTTGTTGCTACAAAGGACTACAGAGCAGAGGTAGCAAATAACGTTGCTGTGTTTGAAGATGTTGAATTAGTAGAGGGTACTCTTCTTAATACTATAACAACATATAATAGTGCTGTTAAGGGTCAGAGATTTTTAATTGAAAACTCTAATGTAGATATCAATACACTCACTATTAGAATATTTGATAATAGTAATACTAGTATTTCTACTGAGTTTAAGAAAGCAGATAATATTTTAGATCCAACTATTGATAGTAATTCTAAAATTTACTTTGTGAATGAGATTGAAGATGAGAACTATGAAGTAATATTTGGTGATGGTATCTTAGGTGAAAAACTTAATAATGGTAATGTAATTGAAATGTCTTATGTGGTTACTCACGGCAAAGATGTCAATGGTGCTAAGGCATTTACATTTGGTGGTGTATTGTCAGACGGTACTATTAATATAAATGTTCCGTATAGTGTAAAGAACATAACTACATTACAAAAAGCATATGGCGGTGAAGATATAGAGAGTATCTCTAAAATCAAGTATCTAGCACCCAAGTTTTTCTCTTCACAGAACAGAGCAGTGACTAGTTCTGACTATGAAGTTATTGCACGTAATGTATACCCTGCTATCAGTGATATTATTGTGTTTGGTGGTGAAGAGCAAGTACCACCCGACTATGGTAAGGTGTTTCTCTCAATTAAACCATCTGATGCTTCATTCCTATCTGCTTATACAAAGAAACAGATACAGGAAGACCTGAAGAAGTATTCTGTAGGATCTGTGAGACCTGTATTGGTGGATCCATCTATTCTATATGTTGAAATGGATTCGAAAATCAATTTCGATGGTACTCTAACAGAATTACTTCCGCAACAAATAGCATCTAATGGTGCTAAGGCGATACTTGAATATTTGAAGACTTCTCAGACTGAAAAGTTCAATGGTAAGTTCAGATATTCGAAATTCATTAGTGTCATTGACGAATCAGATAGAGCAATCAAATCTAACCTAACCTCAATCACACTAAGGAAAGATTTCTATGCACAGTTGAATTCATCTTCCTTCTACGAGATATGTTATCAGAATGCATTCGAGATTGAATGTGATGAACCAGTTGTATCATCTACAGGTTTCATAACACTAGAATACCCAAACTATACCACGTATCTAGAGGATAGATCTGGCAAAATAGTCCTATATAGACTAGATTCAGTAACAGGCGAAAAAATTGTCTTAAATGACTCTTTGGGTGACGTTGATTATGCTAAAGGTGAGATTATGTTGTATGATTTGACAATCATTCAAGGAAGTTTTTCAGATAATCGTATTGAACTGCGTGTAAAACCTGCATCTAATGATGTCACTGTACTTAGAGAAGTATATCTTGACGTAGATGTAGCAAATAGTAAATTTACAGCGATTAAAGAGTAGTGCAACAGACTGCAAGGAAGACCTCACTATTAATAGAAAATCAACTCGCTGCTTTTATCGGTGAGGAGTATGAGCTGTTTGGTAAGTTCATACAAAAGTACTATGAACAGTTAGAGTTACAAGGACAACCATTAGATATTGCGAATCATCTCGCAACATATCGTGATATCGATTTTTATGAGAAGAGTATCCTCAAACAGAGTGTACCATTAACCCAGTTCGCACAAGCAACGGATGTGTCACTAACTGTGGGGGACACCAGTGGATTCCCTGATAGTGGTTATTTGCACGTTGATGATGAGATATGTTTCTATAAGTCTAAATCAGCTACACAGTTCCTAGAGGTCAGTAGAGGAGTCTCAGGGAACACTGAGTTGGGAGATCTCTATAAGGAGTCTACATTCGTCACTACTAATGCAGCAGATCATCAAATTTCTGCAAAAGTACATAATATAAGCAATCTTTTTCTCTTTGCTCTAGTAAAGAGTTTTGAATCTCAGTATTTGCCTGATTTTCCAACTGCGTTTCTTAATGATAGTGTTGATCAACGCAATTTGATCAAAAATATTGCAGATTTTTACAAATCTAAGGGTACTGCTCAATCAATCAAGTTTCTCTTCAAATGCTTGGTTAAAAATGATCCAGAACCTGAAGTAAAATATCCTAGAGAACAGACTCTTAAGTCATCTGAGTCTACTTGGATAAAAAATTATTCTCTTAAGGCAAAACTCCTTTCTGGTACTCCAGAGTCATTTATTGGAAAAAGCATCGTCCAAAACGTAGACGGGGCCTACGCTTCGGCGGTTATAGATAATGTACTTTTCAATGGAACGTTTGATGGTGAGGATTTGTATGAATTGATCCTTGCTGAGGAAACAGTTAACGGAACGTTCTCATTATCATCAAAGACTACTCTTACTACTGATATAGATTATCAGAGCACTTCTGTCGATGTATTCTCTACATTGGGGTGGAGTGACAAAGGAAAGTTCACTATTGGCAATGAAACCTTCACTTTTGATGAAAAGACTATAGATCAGTTCGTAATTAAGACTAGATCCGCATCTTCCTCACATTATGTTGGTGACTTAGTATATGACGCTGCGGAAGTTACTGTCGGTACGGACTCTGTATTGATTCTTGGAGTATTATACAATGCTTCTCCTACACACCCAAGTCCATATGCTAATGTTGGAGAGAAACTTGAGATATCTGATCCTGGTTTTGTTAATACTGACGTAAAGATTTTTGATTCATCTAATAATATCAGATGGGATCTAACTTCTATAAAAGCAATCTTTGAAGATGGTGATGATTACTACATTGCGTCACCAAACAATCAGTTGCGTATTCTTCCTAAAGAACCTACGTTAACTACTGAAATCTATAAAACCAACAATAAAGATATTGGTATCTTCCTTGATGGTAGTATTGCTATGGGTGCAAGGCACACTGATAGTATACTCAATGGTGCAATTCAGAAAGTTGATGTTGATACTAGGGGTAGCGGATATGCTAAAGAACCATTTGTTCTTATAAACGACTCTCCTACCCTTGCAAGGGCAAAGTTAGCAGGTCAGGTAGTCGAATCAGTTATTATTGATACACCAATGCTGTACACCTCTACACCCACTGTAGAGATCACTTCTGGTAGAGGTGCAGTAGTTACTCCAGTTATAACCAATGGTGCTATCACCAGTATTGTAGTAACGGATCCAGGTGAATATTACTCATCTCCACCTGTGGTTAGAATTTTAGATTTAGCAGGTAAGGGAAGATTTGCGGAATACACAACTGAAGTGTCTAATGATGGTGAATTAACCGCATGTAACATAGTAACTGCTGGTAGTGGTTATAGTGCTGGTAATATACGTGTTGATATTATTGCTGTAGGATCTGGTGCTACTGCAACTGCTTCTATACGTTCTTGGACTAAAGACAGGTATAATTTAACTGGTACGGATCCTGTACCTGCTGCATACAGAGCAAATGATACTGGAGCGTCCCATTCGCCTCTCTTAGGGTACGCATATGATGGCAACCCCATTTATGGTGCTTATGGATACGGTGATCCTCTAGACGCTTCTAGTGCTGTTACACTGATGACTAGTAGTTACTCTTTACGCTCTGCTAGAAATCAAGGTCCAGCAAAATCAAAATATCCTCTAGGTACATTCTTCGAAGATTATGAATATACTCATAAGAGAGGAACTCTAGATCACAATAATGGTAGGTTCTGTTTGACACCTGAGTATCCTAATGGTGTGTATGCGTATTTTGTTACTGTTGATGGTTCTACTCCAGTATTCCCATATATCTTAGGTGAGAATTATTATGGAGTACCTAGAGATTCAAATTACAATCAATCATTAACTCATAATGATGTACCAAAGTCATCAACTAGGTTAAGAACTACTGGTATTGCTAAGAATGGAGATAGAACAACTTTAATCGTTGATGAGATCAATACTGGTAGCATCTCTAGTGCAGAGGTTGTATCTAGTACCTCAACATTCTCAGTTGGGTCTACAGTTGAGATTAATAATGAAGGTACAGGTGGTCATGGTGTTACTGCTGAGGTTTCTTCTGTAGAAGGAAAGATAGTAGAATCTATTGAGTCACAAGAGACTCAAGGATTATTAATCAATCTATCCAATACAGCATATCTCTTTGATGGAGATACTATAACACAAACAAATACTGGTTCTACTGGTAAGATTGTTGGTAATGTCTTTAGTGGTAGTACATTTACTCTTAGAGATGTAAATGGTGTCTTTACATCTACAGATCAATTATACTCTAATACTAAAGTTATAACTTTAATACTTGATGAAAATTCATCTTATACCAAAGGAGCAAATCTAGCATACACAGATGGTGTTTCTACCACTATTGCTATTGGAGAAGTATTAGAGAGTACTGCAAGTAAGAATACAGTTAAGGTTAAAGTAACAACTGGTGATTTTGTTGTTACTGATGACTATTTCATTAGAAGTAGTAATTTGATTGATAGTGTTGGTTCTAAACTTCTTAGTACCAATTCATTGAGTGCTGGACTTAACATATTCACTATTAATGACCATATAGCATTATTGAAAACTAATGGTAGTCATGGTGTTGGTATTGGTGATGACATTGAAATTGATATTAACCCTGATGATAGTGCCACCACAACTACACAGTATGTTAGAAGTAGAATATATCAGGAAGTCACTTTTGTATCACCAACAGTATCTACAACATTAAATGATTCTGGTATAGGAAGAATAACCATTCTTAATGGTGGTGAGGATTATACAGATAACTTTGCTACTCCTGACAACTATCGTAATATTGCTTTGAAAGGTGGTTCTGGTAGTGGAGCAACAGCAGACTTTGAGGTTGATGTTTCAGGTAGTGTTGTTTCTGTTGTTGTTAAGAATAAAGGAACTGGATATAAGAAATCTGATATATTAACTGTTGGTGATGCTGATCTAGGAAAAACTGATTTGACTACACCTGCACTACAGGTTGAAGTTGATCATATTGGATTAGGAGTAACTAACACTATTGTTAATTTTGCTAGTAACATTGGATTTACAAAAGGTGATTACATTAAAATCGATGATGAGATTCTATTCTTACAAGAGAAGAATGTTGCAAATCAAGAATTCACTGTACAGAGAGGACAAAAAGGAACCAAAGCAGTAGACCACTATAATGGTGCTACAATCACTTTAGATGTTCCAGGATATACTCTCAACAAAGGTTATAAGATTGGTGATCTTGCTGGAGATCCAGTTATACAGTCATATGATCCTGTTACACAGAAAGCACAAGTTGTTTGGGATTATGATGACACATTATCCACAATTATTCCTGTTTCGTTGAGTACTGTATTCTATGATACAAGTGAAGATAAGAGACTTGTACGTGTAAGTACAAAGGGTGATCCAATTGAAGTATTTGAGTTTTCCACAGATCAAATAAATTTCTCCAGAAATCCTATACTAAACATTAAGAAATTCTATAGTTACAAGTTTGATGTATCTCACTCTTCAATGAGTGACAGAGAATTTGATATATCTCCTAGTATCAATTATAACATTAACACTCCAGAGAAACTTGATTCTAACAATATAGTAGATCTTAAATTAGGATTTGGTGCTAGAGTCGCTACAAACACCTATAGTACAAAAGTACCATTAAGTTATTCCAAGTATTATTATTTTGATAGAAATGGTGGCACATCTAGGGAGACTGGTTATTTGAATGTGGTTGACGATCCACTTCAAGGTATCAAGAAAGCATTATATGTAACAAATGATACAGTTGTATATGATACTGGTGTGACAGCACCACATGACGGTTCTGGAACTGTCACATATAAATCTATGTCTAAGTTCTCTGTTGGTGCTATTGACAAGATCAATGTTATCAACGTTGGTGGGGAATATAAGAAATTACCTTTAGTAGTTGGTGTTACTCCAACTGAAACGCTGAGATCCACTGCTATCACTGAGGTTTACAATGGTTCTATTAGTGGTGTAACTATAGTCAATGCTGGATCAAATTATTCTAAACCAAAAGTAATTGTTGAAGGTAATGCAGTTCTTACTCCAGTAGTGAACAATGGATCACTTACTGGTATTATTATAACAGATGCTGGATCTGATTATACTGTTGCACCAGAAGTAACTATTGTAGAATCTGACATTAGAGTATATCTTTCTAGTGTTGATATTGGTATTCCTAGAAATATACGCATCATTAATAATGGTGGTGCTTATCATAATGATACTACATTAGATTCTACTATTAGATCAAATTATATACTTAAGGTATCTGATTTTACTACATTTAGAATTGGTGAAACTATAGTTCAAGGAGATACTGCTAGAGCAACAGTTACTGCATGGAGAGATGGATCAAATATACTTTCTGTTAAAGATGTAACTGGTCTCTTTAGAGAAGGTTTAGAGATTAAAGGTCTTGCTAAAGGGAATACTGCAAAACTAGAAAGTATTTCATATACTGAGTTTACACCAAATATCAAAACGTATTTTGATAATCTTGGATCATATAGTGATGATCAGGGTATTGTTAGTTCATCTAATCAAAAGATCACTGACACATATTATTATCAGGACTATTCATACGTTGTTAAGTCAAGGACTTCAATTGATGTCTGGAGAGATTTAATAAAGAAAACTACTCACCCTGCTGGATTCCAGTTATTTGGTGAAGTACTTATTGAATCTGATGCACAGGCTAGCATGTCACCTATCACATCTAGTGATAGATCAAGTAGGATTCAATTATGGGATCCAAATAAAAATAAGATTACTGTTGTTAGCACTAAGAAGCAGATAACCGTTAATATTATTAAGACAGAACAACTTAAGGTTGAACAGGGATTAGGTTCTGTATCACGTGATACATTCTCTACTGAAGAGATCAGAGCTAAGCAACTATTCCTTAATGCAGACTTTACTGGTGGATTTACTGATAAGGGTAATCTTGAAGGTCAGACAACATTCGTTCTAGTAGACGTAAATGGAAATTCTGTATCTCCATATAATGCACAAGCATTGACTATAACTCTTGATGGTGTTATGCAAGAACCTGGTTCAGCATATGCTGTCAATGGTAGTAATATTACATTCTCTTCACCTCCATTAGGTCCAAGAAACCAGCTTGGTCAAGAGATACCACAGGTTAGATTCTATTGTAGATGGTTTGAATTTAAGACTGATGCATTGAATGCTAGGTATCTTAAGAAACTAAGAAATATCTACCAGAGATCTGGTACTTGGATTGATGCTGCTAACCAGTTATCAATGAATAGAGCATATATTCAGTCAGAGACATTAGGTTTCATTAAGGCAGAATATCCAAATCTATCATGGGGTACATTAGGTCCAACATGTCATAGAGATATTGGTCTCATAGTAGACTCATTTGAGCATGATTTGAGATTCGGTGGTAACTCCAAAACAATTGGTGGTGGTGAAGCATACTACAATAATGATCTTTTAGATTTTATTACAGGTGAGATTGAGCCTACTATCAAAGCATTTGAGAAAGCAAAAGACCTTGCTGTTAAAGCAATGAGGAATACTTTGACTGCTGGTGAATATACATCATTAGATCCATATATCAATCTCAATATTCGTACAGGTAGTCCTTTCACCCCTAAGTGTGCAGATGTAGAGTCTGCTTTAGATTCTCTATATGAGAATCTTAAACAAACTATCGTAACAGGTCCAGGAACTGCTACAAAGTCTCTTCCTGACTATGTTAACAACGAGAACAAGATATTTGATCTGTATTATGATGATGGTGAAGAAGTAGTTACTGATGTCAATGAGAATTTAATAGTTTCAATAGGTGGTATTGTACAACATGACAGTAACTATTCTATTGATAGAACTACTGTACCAAATAAGATTGTGTTTACTGGAGCACCTGTTTGGCAACAGCAAGAGAATACTAAGACTGTCCAAGAACCATTAGCAGTAGATAATATTGCTTTACATGGTATTGGTAACTATATCAGATGTGAAATAGAAACTTCTGGTATATTGGATGGATCTGCTGGTCCTTTCTTGATACTTGATAGTGTTACTAAAGAGGTTAAGAAGATTGATGATGCAGATTATGCATATGTTTTTGTAGATGGTGTATTACAAAGAGACACTGATTCATATAGTATCAATGGACCTTCTATCAGGTTTACTAGAAAGATAAATCGAGATCGTAAGGTGGAGATTATAGTTCTTTATGGTAGAGATGCACAACAGACAGTTACATTACATGATTTTGAACCAGGTACTTATTTCAATAGATTATCATTAAGAATCAATGATTCTAATAGTTTGAATGATTTCAGAGATCTAAGGAGTTGGTTTGATACCAAATATGATTTCAATAGATTTGCATATCAAAAGGTTGGTACTGTCAAACATATGATTGGTGAAATCAAGAAGATAGAGATTGATACTGTTACATCATGTATGTTGACTATTGCTGGCAACAATCCTGTATTTAATGGCAATGAACCAATATATTTCTCTAGTGATTATATCAACTTCTCTGATGAGTTCTCTATATCTCTCTATGGTATTTTAGAATATCAGAAAGATGAGTATGGTAGTCATAGAATGCAAAGAAATGCATCTCAGTGGTTATATGATAGTACAAAAGCAGATGATACATTCTACAAATCTCATAATTTGATATCTCGTCTTAATAAGGGTGATGTCATAAAGATAGATGGAGAAGATTCTTGGAGAGATATTCAAGGATTACCAAGATATGTAAATCCAAAGAATTACAATCCTGGTGCTGAGATATCTTCTAAGTTCTTTGGTTCTGTAACAACTACTAATTACAGTGGTGATACTAGAGGTGTAGGTTTAAGTGTTACTTGCACTATTGATAATGGTAAAGTTGTAAGTTTGGAATGGAATAAGAAGAATCTCAAATTATATTATGATGAGGGTATATTAGAACCCACTACTGCGTATGGTTATGATAGTACACCTGTACTACACTTCATTCCTGAAGATGGTAATGGTGGTGGAGCACATGCTGAGGTAATAGTCAGCAAAGGTCAGATTATTGATATTAAACTTATACATTCTGGATCTGGATATACTAATGCACCAAAGGTTAGTGTTGCCAGAAAGTATAAGATCATCAAGAGACCTGATAGAAAGATCGACAGTATGGTTGGTCTTATCTTCTCTACTGCGGTATTAAAATCATCACCTGTTACAGTTACTACTTCAATAGACACATTTAAGGGTGTTGAGATCATTGGTGATACTGGTATTATCGGTGGTGGATCTGGTAGTATTGGTCTTGTTACCAATAAACCTGTTGTAGTTTCTACAATACAGAAAGTTGCTGATCTCAGTGGCAATGTATTAACTAAGGAACTCATTATATCATGGCCTACTTCAGTCACATCTGCCCTTATGGGAACATCAATTGAGATTGAAATAGAAAGAAGTAGAATAATACGTTCAAGTGTCACTCTTGATATTGACGTTAAAAAAGAAATAGTGAAATATATCGAAACTGGTGCAGTCGATACATATAAATCATACTTTAACACTTATGGTTCCGCAATTTTAGGACCAACACCTGAGACATTTAACCGTGTTACTTATAACACAGGAGATGTACTTTCAACAGGTGGTAGACCAGTTTCCGAGTATACTGTGGAAGAGGTTTCTATGTGGGGAATCACTATTGAAGAGATTGAAAACTCAAAAGATACTTTATGGGTAGGTAATGTCAAATGGAATTTTGTTAACCCATCCATTAACTACTATATAAGTCAGTTGAACACTGCTGACTTACCAGATGAAGCAGGTGCAGGTTATCTTGCATCTGGTGCTATTGTTTACGCAAATACTTCTAATTTTGCAGCAACAGGAACTATCCTAGTTGGACGTGAACAGATAACATATACAGGTAAGTTGAGTGATCGTTTTACAGGATGTACTAGAGGCGTAAATGGTACTCCTATCGAGGAACATCTCGTGGGACAGTACATCAGGAATGCCCTATAAATAAATATAAATAACTCGGATTTAGTCTTAATTTAACATTTAGAGACCAGTGCTATGGCAGCTATTATTTCAGAAAAATTTAGGATCTTCAATGCGAAGCAATTCCTAGAGTCCTTGAGCGAAGGCGCAAATGATGCGGATGCAGCTCGAACTAGAATGTATTTCTTCGTTGGAAGATCTGCAAAATGGGATGCTTACGTTGAAGTATTCAATGTAGACGGTACATTCGCAGCAGGTGAAACTGTTTCGGGTGGTGGATGGTCAGCAACAGTTGCTGAGGTTAATGAGAATAGTATTCTGGTTAACAACGTTCTTCCTACTGCTACAACTACACCTTCATTTGGAACTACCATCACTGGTGGTACTTCAAGTGCTACTGCTAAGTCTGGAGTTTATAGGTATGCTACTGAAGAAGCACCTCCTGCTCCAATTGATAACTATTCCGAGAAACTAGCAATTTATAATGAACTGATTGCTGCCAAGCGTATTACAGGACCATTTGCACGTCTAGTTGTTCCACGTTATAACTGGAATCTTTCACTAAATCCAAAATATGACATGTACCGTCCATCATACGCACCTACTCCAGGTGGCGGTGGTGCAGTTGGTAAGTCATCTGCTACTGGTCAAACTAGTCTCTCTGATGGTAAGTTCTATGTAATGAACTCTTCCTACGAAGTCTTTAAGTGTCTTTATAATGGCGAGACTCCTGCTAATCCAACAGGACAGAACGCTACTTATGAGCCTAAGTCACAACCTGCTAGTGGACAAGGTGCATTTGCTTCTGGTATCTACACAGAACCTTCTGGTACTGCTGGATATGTTTGGAAGCATATGTTTACACTTCCTACAGCAGATGTTCTATCATTCCTATCAACAGACTTCATGCCTATTGTTGAGGCAACTGAAGCAAGTAGGGTGACTGTAATTGGACAGGCAGTTGATGGTGGTGTACATGTACCAGTTGTTGAAGATGCTGGTGCTGCTCTTCCTGCTACTGCAACACTTTATACTCCTGTATATGGTGATGGGTCAGGTGCTATTGTTAAATTCGCTACAGACGGTTCTGGAACCATCACTACTGCTGAAATGGAAGCTGTAGGTAGTGGATATACTTATGGATCAACAATTCTAGAAACTGGTAAGGTATTTACTGATGCAGGTCTTACATCTGCTGCTAGTGCATTCACTGGAGTTGCTTCCATAGAGGTTGTTATTTCTCCAACAGGAGGACATGGTTCTGACGCAGAGAATGAGTTATTCTCTAAGCGTGTCATGACAAATGTACGTTTGACATATGATGAGGGTAGTGGAGACTTCCCTGTTGATAATGACTTCCGTAGAATTGGAATTATTCAAGATCCATATGATTTCGGAACAACTAATTTTGCTTCTGCTTCAACATTACGTGGTACAGCTGTACTAAAGGTTAATGGAGCAACAGCAGATTATACTGTAGATGAAGATATCTTCCAGTCAGTTACTGGTGGAACAGCATATGGTAAAGTTGTTTCTTGGGATGGTACTACAGGAGTACTTAAGTATTACCAATCACCAGAGTTACATAGTGACACTGGAGTTGTTAGAGCATTCGAATCGAATGCAGCAAATGCCGTTGTAGGTCAATCATCCACAGCTAGTGGAAATATAGATACTGGTGCTAATGGAACCGTGTCTGACATTGGATTTACAGGCGGTCTTGCATCTCCCGAACTCGCTGCAAACTCTGGCGAAATCGTATACATAGAGAACAGAAGACAAATTACTAGAGCTGCTGACCAAATTGAGGACATCAAACTAGTAATCGAATTCTAATTTACCCACCGTTATTAGAGACTGGTTGCAATGCCTCAAAAGACGAATCTTAATGTCGCACCATATTACGACGATTTTGACACTGACAAAAACTTTTACAAAGTACTCTTTCGCCCTGGATATTCTATCCAAGCGAGAGAGTTAACGCAGCTTCAGTCATTACTGCAAAATCAAATTGAGCAGTTTGGTAAGTATGCTTTTAAACAGGGTGAATTAGTCATTCCTGGTGAAATTGGTTTTAATAACAAATTACATTTTGTTAAACTATCTTCGGTATCTGAAATACCTACAAACCAAGATGGTCAGATAGTTTATAAGAAATATGATGTATCACAATTAATAAGTCGTCAGGTTAAAGGATTAACTTCTGGAGTTATTGCAACTATCCTTCAATCTGCTACTGCAACAGAAACTGCTGCTGATGTATTATATGTTACATATACCAACAGTGGTGATGCAGGTAATGAGGAAACATTCCGTCAAGGTGAGACCCTAGAGGTCGTAGACGGTGTTAATACACCACTTATGGTGGTTGGAACCGATGGAAGCGTACTTCCTACTAGTATTTCTATTACTGATCCTGACACAGGTACATCGTCGTCATTAGAGAGTCCTGCAATGGGATATGCTTCTGCTGTTAAAGTAGAAGAAGGTATTTACTTTGTTAATGGTTATTTTGTAAGGAACGATGCACAGTTATTGGTCATCGACAAATATTATGATTCTCCATCTGCTAAAGTTGGATTTAAAATCAATGAGAGTATTGTAACTCCTGAAGAAGATGCAAGTCTATATGACAATTCAATAGGATCTTCAAATTATTCTGCGCCTGGAGCACATAGGTTAAGTATCAAGTTGAGTCTCGTTGTATACTCATTAGACGAGAAGACAGATAAGAATTTTATAAAACTACTCCAAATAAAGAGTGGTGTAGTACAAACACAAGTAACACAAACTGATTATAACCTATTAGAACAAACTCTTGCACGTAGAACTTATGATGAGTCTGGTGATTATGTTGTTGACAACTTCTCTCTTGATGTAAGGGAGTATTATCAGAAGAATGGTAATCTTGGTATCTATGGAAAGGATGCAGAGGGTCTAGTAAATGGTTTATCTGAATCTGATGCTGGTAAGAAGTTAGTTGCTAGTGTTGGTCCAGGTAAGGCATATATTAAGGGTTACGAGATTGTCAACAAAGAGACCAAATATATTGACGTTGATAAAGCACGTGAAACTCTAAACAGAGAAGATATACGTCTTAAAACTAAAGGTCTACCAACCTATAGAATTACTAATAACTACAGTTCGATACCAGTAAACTCAGAAGGATCTGAACTTACATCATACCCTAATGTATTTCTGTCTGCTGCATTTAATGACGGATCTATTGGTATGAATAATACTGAGATGGATACTGATCCTAAGCAGACTATTAATAGGAGAGGTTCTTTCTTTGATATTAATCAAGGTATCAAAACAATCTATATTGAAGTTGATAATAACTATGCAACACGTGTAGCAGGTCTTACTGGTGCTAACTTTAGAACTACTGCTGATGGTATTCCAACTCTTTGGTATATTCAATCACGTGGAACTACTATTGTAGCAAATAGTTTTGATGTCCTATCTTATTCTAAAGTTCCTAGAATAGAAGCAAACCCAGATGATACAGTTACATTCCTAGAGATAACTGTAACTGCACAGAAAGATCTTCTAGATGATTTCCTTATTGAATATGATGAGACTGATGCTAATAAGTACAGGTTTATCTACATCAATGAGAATGATGCTGAGACACCTGGTTCTGTTCCTTTTGGTAAGATTGTTGATTACAACGACACAATTACTCCAGTCATAGGTATAGCAAAACCTAGTAACTATACTCTATTGGAGAGAGGTGCTGGATTCAATTCTGATACTGATATTGTTGTATCTAAAGGAAGACTATCAAATGGTGATGCAACATACAATAGTACATTTGGACTATCTTACTTTGATCCAAACTTCTTCACTAAGATACAATTAGATGATAAGATTGCAATTTCTGGTAGTTTTAGTCCAGGACAATATGTTAGAGGTCTTACTAGTGGTGCTTATGGTGTCATAGAAGGAACATCTACAGGATCATATACTTCAAATAAAACCCTTATGGTTAAAGGTTTATTTGGTGTATTTAAGAGTGGTGAAGTTATTGCTGATGAAAGTGGCAACACATTGAGGATCGCTAAAGATAATACCATATCACATTTTGTTGTTAACAGTAGAGGAGCAAATCATTCACTTGATGCTACTATTAGAGTTGATGGTGTTGAGTATGATAACTCCAAAATAAAGGTTGATGTTAGTGGTGACCAGTTAGTATGGAGAGTTTCTATTGTTAATAGAGATGCTGCTTTAGTTGAATACTCACAACCACCATTAGTTGAAATTGTTGATACTGGTGCTACCAGTCAAGCAGTTGTAACTCCAATATTGGTAAGGAATGCTGTTACAACATATACCCCACAGAATGTTAAGTCATTCTACTCTCAATTTGGATCTGGTAATAATAATACATTCACAGCAGATATTGAGGTTAACAAAGAGAAGTATTCTGAGGTTGTTTCAGTAACTGATTTTACTTTCAGTGGAAACAAAGGAAGAAAGTATATTGAGTGTACAGGATTTGGTGGAGATGCAACAACATTTGTTATTCATGGAGATTTGGTTCAGTTTACAGATGATACTGGAAATCTTGTAAGAGGTGTTGTACAACAATCTACTAAACCTGCTGGTGTATATAAATCAAGGATCTACTTAGATAGATCATTACCTAATGGTGTTACTAATGCTAGTGTTGTTAGAGTAAGACCATCTATTGAGAACTTCAATCAAGGAACTTTACTTTATAAGACTGGTTCTAATCAGATAAGTTCTATTGTTGCATCTCCTGATGATTCCAAGATTACCTACTATCTCAGAAGAGACTTTATATCTACTGGTTCTGGTGGTTCTGGTGCTATTACTTTTGCTGCTCAACTCCCATTTGGAACTCAAAGATTTGTATCATTTAGTGAAAGCAACTTCTTAATTACAATACTTGATCCAGGAGATGCTCCTGATGTTACTGCTGGTGATATAGTTTTCATTACTTCAGATCAAGTTGAGATAAAGGCATCTACTGATGCTGCTAGTGGTTTGACATCTGGTAGTGTTAAGTTGAATCTACCTGCAAACTATTTTGGATCTGCATCATATACAACATATCCAACACTTAAGTTAACTGCTACTCTTGAAGTTACTAAAGCAAAACCAAGACTTAAGACAGCAAACTTAAACAAGAGAATCATTGTTGAAGCTCTTGGAGATAAAATTATACCTTTCAGAGGTAGAGACTATGATACAGAGTCTTTAGATGTATACAGTTATGCTGATGCATTTAACTTGAGGTATGTCTATGAAGGATCTACTTCAACACCTCCTGTAGTTGATAAAGCAGGTAATTTAGTTACTGGTACTGATGTTACTAATAGGTTTACATTTGACGATGGTCAAAGAGACACAATATATGATATCTCTAGACTTGTCATCAAACCAGGTTTCGAAGCACCAGTAGGTCAACTAGTAATTGCTTTTGATTACTTTGATCATACTTCTGGTGATTTCATTACTGTTGATTCATATTTACACGAAGCAGGTGTTGGTTCTGAAGAAATTCCATCATTTAATTCACCTGTACTTGGTAAGATATCACTTAAGGATGTTCTAGACTTTAGACCTAAAGTAGATAATAATGCAATTATAGGTGGATATCAGAATACATCATTGTTGTCTGCACCTAATGCTAGATCATTCACTGGAACTGGTGGTATTGTTTCTAGTACTCCTGCTCCTGATGTTGGGTTAGAATATACATTCTCATTTACACAGACACAATATCTTGATAGGATTGATGGATTGTTCTTGAATAAGAAAGGTCAATTCATTATTAAACAAGGTAATTCATCACTTAACCCATCTAAACCAGATGTTATTAGTGATGCTATTGCATTGTATTATGTGTACATCCCTGCTTTCACAGAGACAGGTAAGGATGTAAGGATTACTCCAGTCGATAACCGTCGTTACACAATGCGTGACATTGGTAAGTTGGAGAAACGTATCGAGAGACTAGAATATTACACAACGTTAAGCATTCTTGAGCAACAAGCACTGAATATGCAGATCACTGATTCTGCTGGTGTCAATCGCTTTAAGAGTGGTTTCATTGTGGACAATTTTGAGACTCATAGGATTGGATCCTTAAAGTCATTAGATTATAAGTGTTCTGTTGATACACAACAATCTGTATTGCGTTCACAGGCAAAAGAAGATTCTATTGATCTAGTTGAAGTTAATACTAGAGATGATCAGAGATCTGTTTCTGGATATCAGAAGTCTGGTGATGTAGTTACTCTACCATATCACGAATTAGAATTACTAGGAAACAACTTTGCTACTAAGACAGTTAATCCTAACCCATTTGTTGTTCTCCAATATGTTGGTGATTCCTTTATTGGTCCTAATGTAGATTCTTGGTATGACAGCAGTGTTGAACCTTTGGTAACAGATAACAACACTAATCTATATTCTATTTTCCTTGCTAAGGAAAACTTAAAAGAAGCATTCTCAAGTCTTTATAATTCATATAAAGTTAATTGGTTAGGTGCTAACCAAGCATTCTATAATATTGGATCATTTGCAGAAGTTAACTCTAGTATTGCAGATTCTAATGTTGCTACTGCTAGTGTAGGTACATCTTCAAATATTAGTCCACAAAACAATGAAGTTGGTAAGGGACTAGTAACTAAGGGTGTAGGATCAAATGTTGTTGCTACATCATTGTCATACTTTGCTAGAAGTATTCCTGTTAAATTTAAAATTAATAGACTAAAACCAAATACAAGGGTTTATGTCTTTATGGAAGGTAGAGATGTTGCTAGATGGGTAAATCCTGACCTTAAGTATACTGGTATTGCTGCTAACTCATTATCAGCATTTAATGGTGCTATTACTACAGATAATAATGGTAATGCTAGTGGTGTTATCCTTATTCCTGCTGGTAATCCACCTAGAGAGAATGCTGTATGGTCTGGTAGTGTCGATACTGTATCATATGATACAGATGCTGATGAATTAAGGTTCAGCACAGGTGTTAAGACAATCAGATTTACATCTAGTTCAACTGATGCTGAAACAGAGTCTGTAGAGACATTCGCTGAAGTAAAATTCTATGCTACTGGTATAGTACCTGAGAATCCTTCTTCTATTATATCTACAAGACCTGCATTCTTTAAAGCAAATGAAGGTACACAGATTGTAGGAAGCAATACACAGAATCCTATAAGACCAAATCCATTCGCTCAAACATTCTTGGTTGATGGGTTTGAAGGTGGTGCATTTGTAACAAGTCTAGATCTATTCTTCAATAAGAAGAGTGATAATATTCCATTGAGAGTTTATCTAACTGATGTTGTTAGTGGAAAACCAGGTAAGAACATTGTTCCTGGTACTCAAAAGGTATTGACACCAGAGACATTCTTAAAAGTAGTCGCAAGTGATACACTTACGATTACTAAAGGTGAGAATGTAACTGGATCTAAATCAAATGCCTCTGGTCCTATCAGTAAGGTAATTGATAAGAATAATATTGAGATAGTTGCTAGTACAACAGGTTTATACACACTTACGAATGATCAGGTGTATACACTTGTCTTGGATAACAACAACGGTAAGAACTTTGTACAAGATGAATTATTAAACGTTACATCTATTACACAAAATAATAATGCTAACAATACAGAATTTACATTAACTATTGCTAAGGATTCTGGTCGTGTAACTGGATTGAATGTTGTCAATACAGGTAGTGGATATGATTCTGCTATTATCACTATTGAAAGTCCTCAACTTCCTGGTGGTGGTAATGCTACTGCTACAGTTAGAGTTTCACAGGGTCTTGTGTATGATGCAGAGATGACACTTTCTGGTTCTGGTTATACTGAACCACCATCTATTGTTCTTAGAGGAACAGGATCTGGTAATGCTGGTGCTGTAATTGAATCTGTGATTACTATTGATACTCCAGCAGTTAGAATGGGTGTTGCTATTGATGTAGAAGGAGAAACACAATCTATAACTCCTACTAAGTTTGAATTTGATTTCCCTGTATACCTTGAGAATGATACTGAATATGCTCTTGCTATTGAGACAGACTCAGTTGATTATGAATTATGGTCTTCTCAATTAGGTGGAGTTGAAATTGCTACTAGTCAAATTGTTACAACTCAACCATCTTTGGGATCTCTATTCAGATCACAAAACACAGGTGATTGGACTGAGGATATATTTGAAGATGTTAAGTTTGTATTGAATCGTGCAGAGTTTGATATTAGCAGAACTGCAAGTTTACTACTTTCTAATGCTGATCTAGGATTTGAACCACTTGACCATCATCCTATTGAAACTAATGCAGAAGCAAATACTACTGCTACATCAACACTATTCAAGAATAACAATTATGTTGTTAAGGTTAACCATAGAGACAATGGTTTTGATGTTGATAAGTCATGGGTTTACTTCAAGAATGCAGTTGATGTTGGTGGTGTAACTGCTTCCTCACTAAACAGTAATCTTTATAAGGTTTCTAATACTGGTGTTGATTACTATAACATCACTGGAGCTAGTAGGGCATCTGGTAATTCCTTTGGTGGTGGTACAAATGTACTAGCGACATACAATAGAAAGTTTGAAAAGGTATTTGCTTCTGTATCTAACTTAACTTTCAGTCAAACTAAGATTGATAGTTTTGTTAAGACTACAAATATTTCACCAATAGATGATAATGTTGGAACCTTTATATCATACTCACAAACTGATTATGAGAAGACTTTCTTAAATGAAGACTTCTATTTTATTAATCAGAAGATTGTTGCTTCTAAGATTAATGAAACTGCTAATGGTATTGACAATTCATTACTTTATAAACTTGATCTATCAAGTACTGTTACTCATCTTTCACCAGTTATTGATCTTTCAAGAGCATCTGTCAAGACTATTACTAATCGTATTGAATCTGCTACAGGTTCAGAGGATCGTTATGGTAGAAGAAATCAAATTGTAACTTTCTTGCCTGTATATTCATTCACTGCTTCTGGTCTACAAGGTGCTGAAATAATTAACGATAGTCAAACTATTGTTGGTGTTACATCTAAAGCAGAAGGAACTATTGTCAAGGTTGATGGTAGTACTGTGTTTGTTAAAATAACAACTGTTAATACATTTGTTGCTGGAGAAGTATTGACATTTAGTAGTGATACTTTTACTGGTGATATTAAAGTTGGAACAGGTGGTCTTACTAAGTTTGAGTTTGATATACCAAATACTACTACACCTCCAACATATGTAACTGCAAGGAACCCATCAGTTCCAGCTCAAACATATGACAATAAGATTTCTGGTAAGATAGTATTGTGGAATACTAAGTCTGGTGAATTAACTACTGTTAATGATAAGCAACCAATTAATAATGATTATACTGGAAGACTTATTGATAGTAGTAGTTTCGATAGAAATGCTAGTGTAGATGATCAGTTAAATGATATCTTTAGAGTTGGTGATTTGATTTCATATCCAAATCAACCAGTAGATGAAGCAAGTTTCATTGAAGTCTCTCATGTATCATACGATGATGGTATTGACTTTATTTCTGAGTTACAGTCTAAGAATAGTTCTGGAATTTCTAAATATGTCACTAAAGAGATTTCTATTGAAAATCCAGCTACATCTATTGATGTAAAACTTACTGCTAATGTAACTGATACTAAGAATTTACAGATACTTTATAAACTCAAGAAGTCTTCCTCACAGGAAAACTTCGAAGATATTGAATGGATTTATTTCAATACTTCAGGTGAACCTGATGTTGATACTATTGCTTCTTCTGAAAATTCTATTAGTGGTATTACAGAGAAACAATCATCATATCAAGAACTATCTTACAGCATAGAAAATCTACCTGAATTTTCTTCTTATGCAATTAAGATTGTTATGAAATCTAATAATCCTGCATTCGTTCCTAAGATTCAAGATATGAGGGCAGTAGCATCTTATTGATATGAATCATTTGAAAGTTGAGAATGAAGACCATCTATATCGTGATGTAAATACAGGTGCAATAATAAATACTGACAGGTCTTCCTTCGCCAAATATAAAGTCTCCAGAAACAAGTACCGTAATATGGAGCATGAATTGGACTATGTTAAAAGTGAACTACATGAACTCAAGACCCTCTTAAAACAATTGATAAAGTCCGATGGCAGCCATAGTAGTTAATAAGACTGATACCTTTGAAGTTCAAAGGCAGAAGATAAACCAGATAGGGTCTGAGTTTGATACGTTTGTGACGAATCAGACGACTCTGAACTCTACCTTCATCGAACTGACTGATATATCAGTCACCAAACTTAATGCAGGTACTGCTAACTTAACTTATGATAATACTACTGGTGTACTGACATATACTCCACCAGATTTATCAAACTTTATAACATCAATTGGTGATGCTATTCAGGATGCAGACTTTACTACTGCTGGTCTGATGAAGACTGATGGTGCTGGAAATTATAGTGTAGTAACAGATAACTCTGCTAACTGGATCGCTTTAACAGATCTTTCAGTTACTCAGCTTACAGCAGGTAACAACGGACTTTCATATAATAACACAACTGGTGTATTAACATTCACACCACAAGATGTATCTGGATTCTTGTCATTAACAGGTATTTCTGTCAATACTCTTACTGCTGCTGCTGGTGGATCATTATCTTATAGCAACACCACTGGTGTATTCTCATATACTCCACCAGATCTATCTGGTTATCTAACATCATTACCAACTCATAGTATTGATGATCATGATGACGTTGACACAACTGGAGTAGCAGACGGCAAAATTCTTAAATATGATGCTTCAGCATCTTCATTTGTCATTGCTGATGATGGTGGTGGTACTATCCCAGATCTTCAAGATGTTTGTGATCAAGATCCAGTAACTACCACAGATATAACAGCAGGTAATTTAATATGTTCTGATGCTGGACAGTTCTCAATTGGAACATCACAATATGCAACAATTGGATATAGTAATCTCGGAAAGATTATATATCAAGGTAACAACAGTGGTTTTGATGTAATATCAACCAGTCTTAATTGGATTTCTGGATCTACTACAGTAGCTGAATTATCATCTACTGGATTAAATGTTATTGGTACTGTCACTTCTGATGGATCAACTACTGATGGTGATGCTACATTTAAGGGTGGTACTGCTGATCTTGTTTGGGATAAATCGGATAATTGTCTGTACTTCTATGGTGGTACTACCATAAAGGATGCTACTGGTAATAAAGGAACATTAGGACAAGTATTAGGTGCTAATGGAGCTGCTGGTCTTGATTGGTTAGATTTTGATTTAGATAATCTTGCCAATGTTAATATTACATCTCTACAAGATACACAAACTATTAAATGGGATGCTGCTACTAGTAAGTGGGTAAATGCTTCTAGTGCAGGTGGTTCAGGAGGGGAAGGTATTGGATTATCAGATATTTCTGTAGGTGCTAATGGTACTGCTACTGGTGGTGGATCACTTTCATACAATGATATAACTGGTGTATTTACATTCAGTCCAGCAGTTGTAGGTAGCTTTATTCAATTGACAGATATTTCTGTTGGTGCAGAAGGTGCTGCGGCTGGAGATGGTGGTATAACCTATGATGATAGTACAGGTGTACTAACATACTCACCTCCAGATCTATCTGGGTATCTAACTGGATATACTGAGACAGCAGATCTTCAGGATGTTACAACCAATGGATCAACAACGAATGTTGCAACAACTATCTTTACTGGTGGTACTGGTGCTGCTCGTTTAGATGTACAAAATGCTGGAGCTTATGCTATCAGTTTAAATGCTAGTGCTGGTGTTGGAATCAATACTGCTGATGGTGTTGGACTTTATATTGGTAACCTCGCTACTAACGTATGGAGAGCATCTATTAGTGGATCTACTGGTGATATAACTGGTAACAAATTTGTCAAGACAAGTGGAACATCATCACAATTCTTAAAAGCAGATGGTTCTGTTGATAGTAGTACATATCTAACTTCAATAGACATTACTTCTGAGAACCTCAACGATCTTGCTGACGTTAATGCTGGAACCCCTACTGATGGACACGTATTGAAATGGGATGCTGGTACATCTAAATGGATTGCTGCTGCTGACCAAACAGCAACAGGTGGTTCTGGTATATCATTAACAGATCTTTCTGTAACAACTAACGCAGCAGGTACATCAGCATTATCATATAATAATGGCACTGGTGTGTTCTCATACACTCCTCCTGATCTTTCTTCTGTAAGTACAGACCTAACAGTATTCTCTATTGGTTCTAATGCTACTGCTTCAGGTGGTGGTGGACTTGCATACAACAACACAAATGGTGTATTCACATATACTCCTCCAGATCTTAGTAGTTACATAACTGGTCTCTCTATGGGAGAACTTGATGATGTAACTATAACAGGATCACCAGCAATTAATTCAGTATTGAAATGGAGTGGTACAGCTTGGATAAATGGAACTGTTGCATCAGGTGGTCTTGATAATGTTGTAGAAGATACTTCTCCACAGTTAGGTGGTAATTTAGATTGTCAATCTGCAAATGTAGATTTCTATACTGGTGGTGCTTGTTTCGGTGGAGACAGTTCATCATATGCACCTAGATTGTATATTAGTCATACCACAACATCTGGTGGTACATCATTTATAGATGATGCTAGTGGTAATGGTTTAAACATCCTATATGGAAGTGGTTCTTTTGGTAAGGTTGTATTTAAAAATAGAACAGGAAGTACTCAATTAACCATTAATGATGCTAATGGTGTCAAGGTTGCATCAAAACTAGATTTGTCTAGTGCTACTATCAATGATGGTACTGGCACAGGTACATCTGGTCAGGTTCTAACTTCTACAGTAACAGGTGTAGCATGGTCAACTGGTCTAACATTAAGTTCACTTTCTATAGGTAGTGAAGGAACAGCATCTGGTGATGGTTCTATTTCATATAATAATACAAACGGTGTATTCACATATACTCCACCAGATTTAAGTGATTTCTTAGATAGTACAACAGTTCTTGCAGATCTATCTGATGTTGTTATTACTGGTTCCCCTCAGTCTGGTCAGGTAATCAAATGGGATAATGCTACTAGTAAGTGGACTAACCAAGCAGATGCAGCAGGTGGAGCAGTAGCTGCTGGAAATGATACAGAGGTTCAATTTAATGACAATGGTGCTTTAGCAGGTGATTCTAAGTTTACATGGGATAAGTCAGCTGATCAGTTGGTGGTAAATGGACAAATAATAATGCCACGTGATAGTAATACAACTGGTACTGATGCTCATATTTTAATTGGACAAGATGGTGACTGGGAAGCATTCCATAATGGATCTTCTACTTGTCTAAGGAACCAAACAGGAACCTATGCTATACAAAATGCTGTTGCTGGAGGAGAATTGCATCTCCAAGCATATGGCAACATAAAGATGGCAGACATGACTGGAGTCAATTATGTCTTCTGTAATGATGGTGCTGGTGTTGATTTATTCCATAATGGAACCTGGAAATTAAAAACACATGCCGATGGCATAGAGATTAATGGTGTAATAAAAGATGCTCAAGGTGATAAGGGTAGTTCTGGTCAAATACTTTCTAGTACTGGTACTTCATTAAATTGGGTTACTCCAACTACTAATTTAAGTAATTCTGTTATTGGAGATCTTCAGGATGTAACTATTGGAGGATCACCTTCAAATAATCAATTCTTAAGATGGAATGGTTCTACTTGGACTAATCAAACAGTTACTATTGGTACTGGTACTGTTACTCAGGTTTCAGGTGGCACAGGATTGAGTGGTACTGTAACAACTTCAGGATCATTAAGTCTATCTTCCAGTGGAGTTTCGTCAGGAACATATGCAACACCATCGTCAATAACTGTTGATACCTATGGTAGAATCACCAGTATTACAGGTGGATCTGGTGGTAGTGGTTCAGCAGGTGTGTACAGAGTTCATCAGTCTGCATCATCTGGTACATTGTCTATTAACAGTAATGCTAATGGTTGGTTAGTTATTGTTGTTGGAGCAGGTGGAGGAGCAGGTGTTGCTTTAGGAACTTCAACTCAAGGTGTTGCCACTGGTGGTGGCGGTGGTGGCGGTGCAACCATGTGGTTCTATAGTAAATCAGAAATGGGTACTGGAACAATGAGTTGGAGTATCGGTTCTGCTGGATCTAGTCCTGCATCTGGTATAAGTAATGGTGGTAATGGAGGCGGTAGTTCCTTCAGTCCAGGATCAGGAGGAACTGGACCTTCCTTATCTGCTGGAGGTGGTAGCGGTAGTATCTTCCATGGAATAAGCACTGTCTGTGGTGATGGTGGTGGTCCAGGTAATGGTACTTGGGTTACATATGATGGTGACACTACTTCTGTTATGCGTGGTATGGATGGATCCAATGGTCATGCTGTAGAGGGCAGCAGCACTTGTAAAGGTGGAAGACCTGGATTCCCAGTATCTCCTGCATCAGGTGGTTCTAACTGGGGTCGTGGTGCTTCTGGTGCTGCTAGTAACAATACTAACTGGGCTCAGGGTGGTACTGCTATAGACGGTATATGTACAATTTACGAATTCTAAAATGATTAACGATTTAACAGATCCTAATGCAAAACGATATGCATTAATTGAAGGTGGGAAGGTAGTCAATATCGTCAAAGCACCTGCTGACTGGGCTGCTCCTGCTGGTCAAACTAAAGTAGAGGTAGAACAACATGCCATTGTCGATATTGGTGATGAGCATGATGGTACTAATTTCACAACTCAAAAATTAGTTAGAGTTTTAACTGATGAAGAAAAGTTTTCTAATCTAAGAGCACAAAGAAATGCATTGTTGAACACAACTGATTGGACACAACAAGGTGATGTGCCAGATGCAATTAAAACTAAGTGGCAAACATATAGACAGGAATTGAGAGATCTTCCTGCTAATACTGATATATCAACTACTACTACTGGACTTACTGATGTGACATGGCCCACAGAGCCAACATAAATAATATTTTAATGATTTGTTATGGAAGCAAGTAAAATAAGAGCTGAACTCACAAGACAATTAGGTGAGACAGAGACTAAAATCACCACACAGGAAAAGAGTCTTACTGAACTGAAAGAATATAGAATCAAAATTATTGGTGGGTTGGAAACACTAGATCTTCTAGAATCTCCTGATCCAGATGAACTTGCGGCTAATGGTGGAAAACTACCACCACCAGAAAAGAAGACTAAATAAAAGAAATTCTAGAGTCTAATGGCAGCGATACCTGTAAATATAGTCGTTGACCGTCATGCTAACTATGACGTGACTTTCTTTATTACTAATAAAGATGGTACGCCACTTAACATGACAGGATATACTGGTGAAGCAGCTTTTAAAACAAGCTACACCAGTTCTACTAGCGTGTCTGTACCTTTGGTATTTGTCAATCGAACTGCTGGTGAGATTGGTATATCTATGAATAGTACAGAAACAGGTGCTTTAGACCGTAGAAGATATGTCTATGACATTCTCTTGACTGCTCCAACTGGATACAAGACAAGAGTTATTGAAGGATTGGTGGAAGTTAATCCTGGAGTATCGTCATAATGGCAGAGTATACCGTTAGAGTTGGATCTCAGCAACAC